ATAATATGTAGATATAGCGCAGCTATATGTAATATTTACATAATCAGGATAAACAACAGCTACAAATTGTTTTGTAGGTATTCTATTATTTAATACGGTAAAATTATCATAAGCATTTTGTCCTGAGTATCCTTTCTGGAATATACCAAAATTATTAGGGTTATTAGAATCTATTTTATTACCTATGCTTCTTACTTTTTGAATATTATCACGTTTAAACATGATCATAGGGAACATTATTTTACCGTTTTTATCGCGGTATTTACCGTCTTTTTGAAACGATTTCCATCTTTCCGGTGAACCATATATAATTGGAACTTCAATGCGTTCACCATTTTGAACTACGGAAGGTTGGATTACATTTTTAAAATAATAAATAATAGCTTCATCAATATCTTGTATACCAACCGTAAAAGGTTTTGTGCTATCTCCCCTCCAAGAAAGTTGTGTACCCCTGTTAGGAACAGTAGATAAATTAGGGTTACCCATTTGAGGATCATAAGGTTTTATCAAACTATTTGATATCTCTTTTTGTGATTTTGGAGTTGGTTTATTTTGTTTTTGAGCCATTATAATCTTTGTAATGTTATTCCTACTTTATCAGATGGAATATAATGAGTATTACATATAATTTGTTGATTCCACCCAAATTTATCTAAATCACCTTCAAAAGGATTTACGATATTAGGATAATCAGGATTCTTACCTACAAAATATCTATTAGCGTTTGTATCATCTACTTCAAAATAAGATTTATTATATAATATAATATCTCCAGCTTGTGGTACTAAATCAGCTCCATATAATGCTGTGTCAATGTTAAAATCTTTTGCTTTACCTAATAAATCATCTACTAAAAATTTAAATTGAATATTCCATTCAAAATCAACCCCATATTCAGTATCTGGATTTGTTTGATCTTCTCTATCAATTAAACAATTAAGTAAAACAGGACCATTATAAAATTTAGTACCCGAAGCTTCACCATAAATATTAGTTTTAGTTTCTTCTAGTTCAAATTTATAGAAAGCTGCCTGTTGGGAAATTACATTTCCCATCAATTCACGATTTACAGTTCTAAGTAAACTTATGTCTCTTGCAGCTCCAAATAATGCCATATTATCCTATATAAATTGTAAAGGGTACTCTACCTAATTCTTTTTCTAAAAAATCAGATTCTTGTGTTCTTCTTTCTAATAATTTTTCTCTTGAGGTTTCATCAAGATATGCTCTTAATCTATCTATTAGTGCTTCTTTTTCTGCTGTAGCTGCAGTTATTAAATCACTTTGGTTTAATGTTACATCTGCTCCTGGAATTGGAACTGTACTATATTTACCTCTTACATATCCTAACATTTCTTTACATAATGCTAATGTGTATTCAAATATCCAACTTCTACCTACAGAGTTAATATCTGAATATATTGGGTTTACATAAGGTACATCACTAATAACTTTAATTCTTCCATTACCATCAACAAAAGCAGCATCAGCTTCTTCTGATTTTAGAAGGTATTGAATTTTTAATTTCGATTTATAAGTACCCCCACCTATATTACGGGGGATGGGAAATATTCTTAATTTATTATTATGTACTTCAAATGAAAAGTTAGATCTTCTAACTGTGTCATTAAATTCAATAGCTTGAACAGTTGCAATAGTGTAATTAACAGGCATTAATACAAAGTCAAGTCCTGCAGCTGAGTAAGCTCCAAATCCAAATGTATCTAATCCTGCTGATATGTCTCCACCTGCAGCTCCACCACCAGCAAAAGGATCATAATATCTTACAATAGCAGGGGTTGCTTCAAAAAATACTCTCATAATTTGAAGATCACCTTTTTTATAATGAGGGATATTTTTATCAGCCCATTCGTTTAGATCATATTCTTGTTTTCCTTCTTCTAGGTCAACCATACCATCATACCAATCAACATTTCCTCCTGAACCTGCTTCTACACCATATTGTTCTGAAATGGCAATTATACGTGCTAATGTTGGGGTAATAATTTTTTCATTAATATCAACAGTATTATCAGCACCTTCTAAAGAAAGATAATTTTCTCTTACTTTATAAGCATAAATTTCATTACCATACACAGTAACAGCTTCTTCAAAAGCAGTATAAAATTGAATATCTTGGAGTTCAATATCTACAATAGGATATCCTAATCTTTGAGCACAAAATTTTGCTACTTTATCTGCATCTTTTTCAAATTCTAAATCTTTATCATAAAACCCAAAAGGTGTTTCTCCTGGGGCAAATGAACTAGATCCGGGCCAAATTGGTATATTCATGGTGTTTTATTAAGCGTTTACAAGCACGTATTCTACATCTATACTAGCACTAATAGCAAAAATATCAACTGATGTTAATGCTGAACCTGAGAACCCACCATTAAATTGACTACCAGTAGCATTTGCACTTGCCCACATAAGTGAAGAAGTTGGTGTTAAATCTTGAGTCCAATAAGCTCCATCTGAATTTTCAAAAGTAACTGCTAAAGATGCTGAATTATCTAAATTAGTAATTCTAGCATATTTTACACTACTTGAAGGAAATAAACCAGCTCCTGGGTTGGGACCATTAAAATCTATTAAATTAATAGAAGTTGTTTCAGGACAGGTTACTATTCTTCTATCTACATTAGTTACATCAGCAACTCTATAGAAAGTTTCATTAATAGTTCTTACATTTTTAATAACGTGCTCTTCTTTTATTTTTACTTGAAAAGTACTAGGTGTTAGTGTAGATGCCATGCTTTTTTGGTTATAAATATTAGAAAGGGTTGTTTAATTATTATTTTTTTGATTTTCCACTACTACCCGAAGATCCTAATTTTATACCTTGGGCGCTTGCTTCTTCATATACTTGAATTAAATCATCAACTATTGGATCTCTATGATTTTGTAGTAATGTTATCCCAATAGCATTTTTAATTGTACGCATTGATTTATATAAAAATCTAAATCCAGATTCTCGTTTTGATTTTAAATCAACTTGATGATCATCACCACATACAATCATTTTAGAACGCAAACCAATTCTGGTTGCTATCATTTCCATTTGTTCATGGGTAACGTTTTGGGCTTCATCTACAATAATACATGAATCTAAGAATGTTCTACCTCTCATAAATGCTAAGGGGACGATTTCTATTTTACCATCTTCAATAAGTTTTTCTACTTTTACTTTATCATACAAAGCAAACATATTTTGATAGATTGGTTGAATCCATGGATCCATTTTTTCTCGTAAATCACCAGGTAAGAATCCTATTTCTTCTTTTGATACTGTGGGCCTAGTAATAATAATTTTTTCATAGTGTCTTCTAAGAAGACCATCTAAAGCAACTTGAACTGCCAATAATGTTTTACCTGATCCTGCTTTACCAGCTAACACTGTTATAGTATTTTCTAATATTTTAGCTTTGGCTTCTTTTTGTTCTTCGTTTAATGTAATTTTAAATTTAATGGGGTTTTTCACTACTTTTTGCTTTCTATGAACTTCATCTGTGTGAGGTTTCGATGCCATAATTTATGTTTTTTATGTAATAACTCTTTCAGTTATACATATTAAAAAAAAAGCCCCGCTTGCGCGGGGCTTAATTTCATTTGACTAAACTATTAGTTCAATTGATTATAGGCTGTTTAAACCAGCAACATCAATTTTACCATAGAATTCCGGACGAATCATTTTCTTCGCGTATCTAGTCAATAGACCTTTACGTGGAGTAAATGTATCTGGATCGTACACTAGAGGAGTCATAATTAATGGAATGTATGGAGCAAATACAGCACCAGTTTCCAAGAATTGAGAACCTCTATATCCCATAAGGATTGTATTCTCAGTCATATATGGATTTTTGTATACATCGTAACGGCTATTAATAGCACCTACTTTTTGTACACCAAATGCATACTTCATTTTAGCAGCATCACCATCTGAATTAGCAGCGAATCCTGGGATTGATTCTAATACAGTAGCAACTGTTGGAGAACATACTAAGAAATTAGCACCACCTCTAAGAGTTAATTGGTGAATTTTGTTAGATACTTTCTGCAATTTAGTTCCTAATGTTTGGAACCACTGACCTTGTGAGTTGTAGAAACCTAAATCAGAAGTTGTAGCACCTGAAATTGATTCGTTGTTTTTAGCTGACCATACTTCAGTATTTGTAGCTGGTACAGATTGGATCAACATATCAAGGATTTCTAAATCGATTTCCATTGCGATATACTCACTCATAATTGAAGTTAATTCAGCTTCAGCATCCAAAGATTGGTAAGCGTTTAAATCTTGAGCGAACTCAGGAGTCCAAACTGCTTTCAATTTTCTAGTCTTAGCAACAATTGCTTCAGATTTCAACTTAACGTTGATTTCAGGAATAGAAATTGGAGAGTTATTACCATTTAATACGTCGTTTTGATCTTCGAAATCACCACGCTCGTTATCAAGAGGTTGTAATTGGTAAGTGATAGTATCACCAGCGTTAAGGTTACCTACAGCACTAAATACAATTACTTCTGTTGCATTTGTAGTAGTGAATGTTTGAAGAACACCTTCGTTGTTAATACCTGAACCTGAAATGATAAATGCTCTTGCACCTAAGAAATCACCGTTTGGCATTTCAGTTTTAGCAATAGCAAGTTTCAAGTAAGTTCCGTCAATTGCAGAAGCACTAAATGCTGAATCGTAGTTAAAATCTGCCCAAGTTGTTGAAGCTGAGGTAGAAACTGTTACGCCTACAGAAGCAGTGTTGTTGATAGAATATCCGAATCTACCAGCACCATAAAGACCTTCTGATGGAGCATCTCCTTCTGTCAAACCATACATTGAACCTGAACCATAAACATCTCCACCTGCGGTGAAAGGAGTTTTAGCAGTTCCATATTGGAAATCTAAGAAGAAAACTAGACCTGAAGGTAAGTTCATAGGTTGAACTGATACGAACTCTTGAGCAGCAATTTGTCCGAATACTTTACGTACCATTGGAAGTGCTACACCAGCCCATTGTTCACCTGTTCCAGCGGTAAAAGTACCACCAGCTACGCCTCCACCTGAAAGTGAAGCCTCGGTTACCAATTGTTTAGCTTGGTTTTCAAGAATCATAGACATATTGTTTTTCTCAATCTCGTTTCCAAGACCTTCTAACAAACCTGTACGATTCCATTTACCAGCCAATTTGGCAGCATCTGACTGTAGGTTCTTCCATGAACCAGCAGATGACTCTAATAATGAATTTAATTGTGACATTGTTTTGTTTTTTTTAATTGTTGTTTTTAAAATTTAATATTACTTAATTCCAGCTAATTTTTGCCATCTAGAAACCTGGGAATTAACTTCCATAATTGGTTTCTTTTGAGCTACACCAGCTGATTTTGAAGCTCTACCTAGATTTTCTTTAACTACTGATTTTTTAGCAGTTGCTAAATTCTCAGAAATTGTTTCAAATACTAGTTTAGCTTCTTTAACTGTTTGAGCTTTGTCAAATGCACTAAGTACTTTTGATTTTTGACTCTCAGTCAAATTTTTAGAACGGAAGATTTTATTAGTATAAAGTAATTTAGAATTTAATAAATTAATTTCATTTAATTCACTTCTTAAAGTTTTAACAGTAGCATAAGCTTCTTTTAATTCTTCTTTAGTTTCATAAACGTCCTCATCCATTTCTTTGGCTTCATCCATTTCTTTGGTTTCATCCATTTCTTTGGTTTCATCCATTTCATAAGTTTCTTCAACTTCTTCTTTTTCTTCAGTGATTTCAACGTCATCTTCAACGTCAATATCTACTTCCTCTTCGTTATCAACATCCATTTCCTCACCAGCTTCTAATTCACCTGATTTGACCATGTCTGCGATTACGTCTTCGATGAAATCTTTAAGGTCTTCTTCTGACATATCTTCTAGATCAATTTCTTCATCTTTGTCATCTTCGTCCTCTTTTTCGTCTTTCATACCGTCTTCGTAGCCTTCTTCTTCAGCATCCGTACGTTCGTCCTCTTTCAAGTCCTCTTTTTCGTCCTTCATACCGTCCTTGTAGCCTTCTTCTTCAGCATCTGTACGAGCATTTTCATCTAACTCTTTTTCAAGTTCAGATAAGATTTCGTCTAAGTCCATTTCTTCATCCATTTCCTCTTTGTCACCTTCTTCCATGCTTCGCATGTATTCAGTTTCACGTTCGGGCTCGTCATCACCGTGAAGTTTTTGACGCATTACAGGATTTGAAAGTTCTTCGACATCACCTTTGTCTTTACCTTCTTCTACTTCAGCATCTGCACCTTCATCCATTTCATCCATCTCTTGTAGCTTCGCAGCAAACATAGATTTTAGTTGTGGGTTGAATGCTTCTTCTAAAGCAGCTTTTGCGTTTGCGATAGCCATTTCTTTAACAGCTTTTGCATCAGCGATTGCTTCTTTAAACATTTCTCTGTTGTTCATTTTCCAAAAAATTTATTTGTTTGTGGAGTACGATTATTAGGAATCGTAATTTAGATTAATTTAAGTGAATATCATATGAGATGATATATTGTTCACGTATAATGATACATATATAAAAAAGATTTAAAGTCACATGAGAATAAAAAAAAAGCCCGCTTGCGCGGGCTTAACCAAAGGAATAAAATCCTAAGGAGGGGGGGGTTATATAATCGGGCACTGCCCGTTGGAGCAAAGTATTTCTGTTATAATAGAATTTGCTTTAGTGTATTTATTTTGAGAAGAAAAATCTAATCCTTCTTTAATTAGATGCATATATGAATCTGGGTTTGAAGGTGTTGAAACAAAATCCCAACATAACAATTCAAAATCATCTTGTACTTCTAATATGCCACCTTTATCTTCTAATGAACCCATACCACGAGATGAAACACCTACAGTAATACCACTTTCAACTAACGCTTTAAGTATATTACCTGCGGGGGTTGGTAAAATTTCTATTTTACCCATTACATTATCTCCATCCCACCACATATCTGCTATGTTATGAGAAACATTTTGTAAGTTAATAATTTGAGATTCTGGGTGGTCTAATTCACCCATTGCTCTATGTTCTTTAACTAAATTCTGGTATTTGTTGATTTCTCTTTCCCATAATTCTTTAGAATAGTATCTACCATTACCATTCTTTATTTCAGCTGTAGCTAAAATGCCTTCTACTAATGGTAAACCTCTTTTTGATACTTTCCCTTCCGAAAGCATTAAATTTTTAGGTTTAAAAAGTTGGGTTTCTACTAGTAATTTACTCATGGGTATACTTAATTATTTATTTAAAGATAGATCTGGGGCTACTTCCATACCTGTACCATTTTTCAAATCCCAAGAAGTAGCATCCATTTCATCTATCATTTCTTCTTTAGTATAAGACTTACCACACATTTTTTCGTAAAGTTTTTCCATTTTCATTTTTCTTTTTTCAAGATCTTTAACTTCACGCTGCATTTCTTTCATTTTCTTTTTATCAACTAATTGAGATAAATTATCATCTTCAGTAACCATTGAAATTCTTTGGTTTTTAGATTCTATAATTTCGTCAATAGCTTCAATTTGCATTTCTAAAGTAGTAACTTTACCTGCTTTTTCAATTTCAGATAATTTAGATTCTACTGTTTCCTTTTTAACTTTTTTAGCTTTTTTAGGTTGTTTTTCTTCCTCGTTTTCTTTAACAAGATTTAATAATGAAATCATTTTATTTTCTTTTAATTCTAAATACCCAGTTGCTACTTCACCTTCAGGGAAATCTTTTTTAGTAGCATCACCATATCCACTACCATCCTTTGATTTAACTTCTTTTGGAACTAATGCAACTGCATCTTCTGTGTATCCTGCTTCAACACCAAACATTCCATTTTTAGTATAATAAATTGGATCCTTTTCTAAATTTTTCTGTACTATTTTTTTAATATCTTCTAAATCTTTTTCTGGTGCTTGTTTTGCTTCAAAATATACACCATTTTGGAATTGGTCGAAAATTAAATTATTTTGGTTATCTTTATCAGAGGTATCATACCCGTGGGATGCATCTTCTTCTACTTCTTTAGATACTTTTTTTTCTATAGCTTTAGCTTCTTCTGCTAAAAATGAAGAAAATGCATTTTCAAATCCTTGTTTAGGGGTAGAAATATTATTAATAGGTTGTAAATCTACATAATTTTCTGATATAATGCCCCTTCTTTTAAGTTCATTTGAAGCTTCATCAAAGCTAGCAATTTTCCTAATTCCTTTAGGAAACATTCTTTTTGCTTCTTTTAAAAAGACATCTTTATGTCCTTTTCCCTCTTTAATAAGGTTATATTGTGTTTGTAATGTTTTCATTCTTCTTTATCTTTTAAAATGTCTAATATATCGTTTAAGTAGTCAACAACTAAATCTGTACCATATACTACAGCATATGATTTTGAGTCTTTTTTATAATAATCTTCTGTTTCTTTTTTAGCGTCTTTAAGTAAAGGTTGTATTTGACCTAATAAATCTCCTATACGATCAAAACCTGACATACGTTCTTGATGAAATTCTTTAGGTGATTGTCCTTCTTCTTCTTTAAATAAATTTTTAACTTCTAATCCAGAACCTTTCTGAACGTAGTTTCCATTTTTATCTTTAGGTACTAATTTATACTTAAATTGTTTAACATAAGCATTATCTTTAACTCCATCTTCAGATGCTTTAGGACCGGGACCTAAAGTAGCACCAATTCCTTCTTTAACTTCTTTATATCCTAATTCTTTATAAGCTTCATCATTTGGTTTAGATCCTTTTAATCTAAAAGCATATGGTGTTAAATAAGATCCCCCAGCAGCTGATGTAGATATTTCATCTACTATTTCTTCATTAAAACCTACAGCTTTTCTATATTCTTCAGGATAGTTATTACGAACATGAGTTCTAATTTTATTTCTTAATAATTTAGCGTCATCATAAATGTCTCTAAATTTAGAATCATTTTTAGCCTTAACAGCAACATTTTTAGCTGTTTGTGTAAATTCATTAACGTCATTTACTAATTCTCCTACATCTGGGATATAGTCAACATCCCAAGAAATTTGACCAGTTTCTGGGTTTATATTAGTTACGGTTGATTTTATCCCACCCGAGACTTTAACATCTCCAACTTTTGCACCCTTTATAGCAGGTGGTTGGGGGGCCTCTTTAAGTTTATACTTTAATTTACCCATTAGCTTTTTGTAATTCTTCTATTAGTGAATAATATTGTAACAAATTGACTAAATGGTTATCATTTATTTTTGCATTTTTATCTGCTTCAACAATGATATTTATAGTTTCTTTTAGTTTTATTTGAGTTGTTTTATTTTTTACACCTTTATTAAGTTCTAAAAGTGTTGTTTTTATTTCATTAACTTTAGAATTATAAAATTCTTTTAATGCTGGGTTTGAATCAACTGATTCAATAAATTCTTTAAGTACTATTTTTTGTTGAATATTTAATGCATCATATTTACCATTAAATTTTTCTAATAATACTCTATAAGTTAACATACGAAGATCTTTATCGTATGACTTAAACTCTTCTATTAAATTATCTTTAACTTGATCTTTATCAATAGATTGAGATGTAAGGTGTTCTAATAAAGTAACCTTATGATCTATAATAGTTGTAGGATTTGATAATTTATTATGATTATAAATTTCCATTAACAAATATAATGAAGCTTGAACTTTATAATGTGGGAGTTGAGTTTTAAAAAACTCATTTAAATTATAATGTTTTTTTATTTCATTAATTAAATTATATTTTTCTCTCTTTAAGGAAGATTTATTTAATTTTTGAGATGACTCTAAAAGTGTAGAAACAACTACATCAGCTTTTCCTTCTGTTAATCCTACCTTTTTAAATAGAATTTCATAAAGTTTATATTCTTTAGACAATTCGGATTTTACAAAATATTTTTTCATAATCCCAGTAGCCGGAGAGTTTTTACCTGATAATGTATCAGCTGTAATTTGTCGGACAAGTAACTCAAATAGAATACCTGTATTTTTATATTTTGAATGTTTAAACTTCATTCCTTAAGAGGGTTTAGTTATAAATATATAGAGATTATTGTTCCTTAATATTAGATTCATCAAGAAGCGACTCTCCTTTATTATCATTTTCAAATACTAACTTTTTAGTATTCATTGGGATTTTACTTAGCAATGTTTCTAATGCTAAAGGTGATTTACCTTTATATGAAGATTTTGGTTCATTCATATCTTTTTTCATTCCTTTAGCACCTAATCTATCTTTACCAAAAGCACTATCCTGTGTATTACGATCAGATACCTTTTCTTTAGGACGTCCTAATTTAGGATCAATTGTACCTTGATCATAACCATCTGGAACATTTGTAGGATCTGAATCCATTCTACCTTTACCATATAATGAAGCTAAATCATGAGGTGTACCATATGATTTACCAGTTTCAACTGGATCATTTCCTTCGGCTTCTATTTGGTTTAATCTAAATTTACGTTTAGCATCTTCGCTAATAAGATCTCTGTATTCATCATACTCATTTTCACTAAATCTAAAGATATTATCATAAATCCAATCTGTAGGGAGTAATTTAGTTTCTATCATTTGAGCAGCTAAATCTACTTTTTCTTTCATTAATGCTATACGTTCTTGATCGTATATAATTGATGGAGTAGTTAAAGTTAATTCAAAATTTGATAATTGTTCTCCTGTATATCCTTGAGTATATAAATGTACTGTTGCTATTTTATATAATTCTGATGTTACAATTCTTTGGATTCTATCAATTGTACGACCAAAACGAATATCTTCAGCTGCTAATGTAGCTTTACCTTCTGTTGTTTCATCATACCCTAAAAATGCTTTAGGTACTTTTAATGCCGCAAATAATTTATCTCTTAAATATTCAACATCAGCAATACCATCATAATCTAAACCTTTTGTAGTATCAATTTTAGTAGCAGAATCATTACCCCTAACTGGGATGAAGAAATCCTCCATCATATTCTGCATATTATATTTTAGGTTATAATCACCTGTTTGTTCATCAATATATGGAGCACGTTTCATTTTGGAAACTGTTTTTTCCATAAATGCATCTACTTCGTTTGGTGGAATACCCCCAACATTGATATAGTAAATACGTTTTTCAGGTGCGCGAACAATTCTATGTACTAACATAGCATCCTCCATTAATGAATATTGTTTGTATAATTTACGAGCTGGTTCAATATATGATCTACCATAAGGTAAATAATTAGCATCTGCTAATAAACGGAAATGAGCCATTTCATAATTATCAAAATAAATATAATTACCATTTTCTGTATCTAAACCAACTACAGTACCATATCCTCCATAAGTACCACCAGCACCCATACCATTTGGGTCATATTGAAAAACAATTTGGCTTGGGTTATCAGGATCAGATCCTTCTATTCTTGATATATTATAGGCTGTATAGGGGATAACGTTGTAAACACCATACTTTTCTGCTATTTCTAGTTTTAAGAAAAAATCACCATATTTACACATTTGGCGAACCCACATCCATAAGTTAAATTCTATATTTAATACATCGTAAAATAAATTATATAGTACTTTTTGGATATCTTCATCAGGTGATTTAATACTTAATACTTCACCCATATCGTCTTTTAAGGTGGATTCGTCAGCAATAATATCAAGTGCTGAGGCAATAATAGCATCAGTATCCATGGCTTCATAATCACCATAGAGTTCAATCCTCATTGTTTGGTAATTAAATGCTATGTTATTATATGGATATTGACTTGTAGTATATAACCTAGCAAATCTATCTGTAAGTGAATTAGTTTCAAGCTCACCAGCTTGCTGGATTGAATTTGTATCAATTACTTTTAGTTGATTACCTCCTACATTACGAATAATAACATCCGTAGAGAATAATCTTTTTAATCTTGTAAATACACTTTTATCAGCCATTTTTTATTATATTATTGTTATAAATATTACTTAAGAAGCCAACTAATGTCTTCTTTTCCCCCGTATGGGTTATCTATCTTATAAGGATTTTCTACATTATTTCTAGAATATACACCTGTATAAGCGGTTGTTGATTTATTCATTGCGTTTAAAGATGCTTTAGTTAAATCTATACCTTGTTGTCTAAATTTAAAAGCAGTATCACGCATAAACATAGCAATAGAGAATGACATAACCAAGTCATCATTATAACCAATTTGAGCTTCTGCTCTACCATTTTTCCAAATAAAGACTTTCATTTCATCTATTAATCTTTTTGATTGGATAGTAACCCCTTTATCACTAATATATTCTTGAAACTTACCAATTGTCATTGGTCTTGTTCTTGAAGAAGTAGTGAAACCCGGAGTCATTTTGCTTGTATCCATATATTGGTCAAAATACGAATCAGCTGTTATATTTCCACTCTTAGGTGAATAATAAAGGTTAGGATAATTACTATCTATTAAAACCTGTAAAGTTGCCCAACCAATATTAGCATTTTCTACAACCATTAAAGCATTATTATATTCAATACCAATTCTATAGAGTAATTCTCCATATTCTTTAGTACCAATTTGACCTTTATATTCAACTACTTGAACATTATTTTCAACATCTATAATATGGAACGCTGAATAATCTTTTCCATCACCACGAGCTACATCTGCTACAACCATATAAGTTCTAGAATAATCAGCTGGTTCCCAAATCCATAAATTTTGGTCTACCCCTCTTCTTTCTAATGGATCTTTAATGTATGTTTTTTCATAAAAATCTATGTATTCAGGGTAAAATACAATATCCCCAGAAGTACTAAAATCACAATCACATTCTTGTGCTGCCATTCTAGGATCACCTAATAATTCATCTTGAGAATTTCTCCAATCCTGGTCACGTTCAGGGTGAACAAACCAAGGTAATTTAATAGGTAGAAATTGGTTTTCACCATTTTCAGCTCTAACCCAAGTTTGATGAAACCAATTACCCGTACCATAAGGAGTAGATAATGCTATACACCCACCACCAGTGGCAAGGGTTTGTTGAGCTGAAGCCCAGATTTCACCAATATTATCAATAAATGCTGCCTCATCAATTAATAAGAGAGAAACAGCTTCTGATCTACCAGCATCACTACTTGCAGATGTTGCTTTGATTTGAGAGCCATTATTTAATCTTAATGTTAATTTGTTATTTTCATCTGCATCTACTTTAAGCCAAGAAGGTAAATTTTCATACATAAATTTAACCTTTGTAACCATATTTTTGGCTGTTTCTTGCTTTGTTGCTATACAAAGTATATTTTTATCTTTATAGAATAACATTAACCATAAAGAGTAACCAGCACCTAAAGTCGAAATACCTAACTGTCTAGATTTTAATACTACAGAATAAGGATTTTCTTGAAATAATTTTAATACTTTTTCTTGGAATGGGTATAAATTAAATTGAATTCTACCTCTTTGGGGATGTTGAATAAAACAGTACTTCTTCATAAAATGTACTGGATCTTTAGCACATCTGAGGTATTCTTGTCTTATAATATGTTTTAAATCCTCAGCCATTATTTTCCAAGTTTCCAGTACATACTAAAACCTAGTACAGGTTGAAATTCTTGGTTTACACCTACCCCAATACCATATACCTGTTTATTTTTAGTTCTATACAGTAATTCTCCCCCTAAATAATTTATTTGATCGGTTCTACCTTTTAAACCAAACCCAACATAAAATTCTCTATTATTAACGAAAACAGTATTAGTAACTGTAGTTGTAGGAATTAATACATTAGGTTGAATTTCTCTAAATATTATAGAATTTCTACTAATAGTATCATTTATAACAATACTTCCTAATGAATCTAAGCTTAAAGTATCTGTATAAAAGTATTTAGCATAATAATCTTTTAATATACTTAACGTATCAATGTCAGTAGGAATGGTATCATGTACCGTGGTGACTTTAGTTCTCCACCGCGGAACATACACTAAA